GTCTGGCTTTCTTCGTTTTCAGCCCCCTGCCACAAACGATCCCCTGACGATCCACATTACCCACGAAAAATACAATTTCCTCTTTAAATTCTGTTAGTTATGATTTTCACTCGATCCACCAACGATCCATAAAACTGAAAATCCCTGAAATCCTTTTCAATCTTTTCAGTTTGGGTTTTTCGCAAAGGCCCAGCGGTGGCGCGGGCTGGCGGTCTGGTTTGTAGAAATCTGAAACTGAAAAAACTTTCAGATCCAAAAACGGCAGGCGGGTGCGGTGTAGTGCCGTTTTTGTCTCCGACACGTTTATTTTGTCAGACTGTGGCGGGCTGTGCGCCACGCTGCTGCGTTAATCCTTTTTGGTTTGATACGGACGCCGCCACGCTGCCGCGCCTCGCTGTGCGCGTTCTGGTGGCTCTGGGGTATGGGCGTAAAAAAGCCCGCACTGGGCGGGCTGGGTTTATGGCGGGGGTCAGCCGATTACCGGCCTGTATTTTGTCTTCAGTTTATCGGCCTGGCTGCCCGTCTGCGCGATGGCTGCCGCGTTCGTCGGCTGTCCTGTGTCCGGGTGCGTATGGGCTGCCGTCAGCTGCGCCAGCTGCCTGACCACATCGAGGGTATCCAGCATCAGCTGCATCACGTTAATCTGCTGACTACCGACCCAGACAACGGGCGCAATCACCTGCTGCTGCGCGGCGGCGATGCTGCTGCGTATGCCCCCGATTTTTTCCATCAGGTCGCCTGCCACATCGCTGGTACTGCCTCCCGCGATGCTGGCTTTGCAGTCGCCCGATACAGTGGCCACACGGTTACCCTGTACCGCCTGCGCATAATCGCCCAGCGTGACACATTCAATAGCTCCGGCCAGCAGCGTGCTCTTACCCACTACGGTAGTTTTGTCTGTGGCCTTTATCGTGGTTTCCCGCGCTATAAGCGTGCGGGTTTCGTCGTCGGCCTCGATGCTGCGCGACATGGAAGACTCAGTGATCGCCTGGTCCGTTTTGCGTACCCAGTCACCGCCCTGGGTGATGCGCTGCGAAACTTCCTCCCGCTGCTGCTGTAACTGCTCGCCCGGCTTAATGTCCGGCAGGCTGTTGCCCTGCGCCATGGTCTGCCGGACAAAGGGCTTATCCGGCCTGCCTCCGGTAAAGCCAATTTCGACCAGCGTCCCGGCTGGCGGAAACTGGAACATGCCGGAATCGTTTCCCGCCATGGGGACAGGAAGCGGCACGGCTGAATATAGCGGCGTGCTGCCGTCAGGGTTGCCGTCCGCATCAAGCAGCTGCAAATCAACGGCGTACCGTGGCCGGAACGGATCGGCAAAATCGCCACTGCTGACCGACTCGGCAGGCGCTTCAACCCGCGCAAACTTCGGCAGGTGCAGGCCGGAAGCCAGTTCCGGGTATGCGCTCTCGATCTGGCGCTGGCCCGGCGATTTTTGTGATGCCCTGCCCGTCACACGACTGCGCGAGGTCCAGGTGATTTCCAGCTCGTCATTGTGCAGTCTGACCCGCGTCAGCCGCTGGCCGTTCAGCTCCACGCCGGGGCGGATACTCTGCACCACCGGGATCGTCATGGCATTACCGGCCGTTGCGTTACTGGCAAACTCGGCCGGAATGTCCACGGGCTTTCCGGCAAACAGGGCATGCTCTGCCGCGCCCAGCCACACATCCCCGTCCGGCAGCTGATACCACTGATAATCGGTGACGCCAAACGCCGCGCCCAGACTGGCCAGCAGCTGGAAGCCCGTCCCCGAATGGGTGAAGTGCGGTATCGGCTTATCCGCATATGATGCGCTGGCCACGCTGACCGTCAGCCCGCTGTTCTCCGTCAGCCAGCCAGCAATCTGGCGCAGCGTAGGGTGCTGAAACGAGCATGGCCAGCTGCGATCAAAAATCCCGACCAGCTCGCGCACGAAAAGCCGCTGGTAGCCATTTTCTGCGGGCTGGCTGCGCTCAACGTAACCCGTAAACCAGCGTAATACCTTGTCGGTGTAACCCACATCAAGGCGGACCACCTTCCCGGTGTAGTCCTGTGCGGTTTCTGCGGTAATAAACCCCCGCCCGCAGCCGTTCAGCTCCAGCACGATATTCACATCCACCAGGTGAACCGCATCACCGGACAGCCACAGCTTTTTGATTGGTTTCATCCCTACCCCAGCGAGTCATTTACGGGTTTCAGCACCTTGCGCTCGAACCACGTCATTTTGTCATCATCTTCCGCAGCTGAGCCGCTGCCGCCTGCCGTCTGTTTTGTCGCGCTGATTTTTCCAGCGGCGCGGGCCTGCTTTTTCTCGTCCACGCTCAGGCGCTCTTTGATCGTGAACGTCACCAGCCAGGCCATCTCTTTATCCTGTCGCGGTGCGTCAATATTCCCGGTAAACGTCCCCTCACGAAAATTCACGCTGCGGGCCTCCATGCACGCCACGCGGTAAACCTTCAGCTTTCCGGCCTTGTCGCGGGCGCTGGCCATTTCAAATATCTGCTTCAGCATGTCTCGCTCACTGAACGGCACCAGCCCGGACACGCGCAGCTCTTTTGCCTTGATGCCCTGCTCCGCCGTGGCCGTGCTTGACGTCTGGCCCGACTGGTCCTTCTCCTGAAACGCCATGGAAATCGTCACCCGAATGTTTTTCAGGAAAATTCCCTTACCATCAAGGGCGAATGTTGCTGTTGATGTCATGGATCATTCCTCCCAGTGACGTCAGGTCGTCCCCGATAAACATCATGGCCACGGTATAGATGGCAGACGGCTGCGGGATATTTTTTACCAGCTCGGTGGCGGCAGTGGACACATCGCCGCGTGACGTAAACACCCAGGCGGGGGCTGATTTGCCTTTCAGGTCTTCAAGCCCCGCGCTGATGCTGTCCAGCAGGCTGGCGTGCTCGGCGGCGAACTCGCCCAGCCGGGCTTTCAAACCGTCCAGGCTGCTGCCCGCGCTCGCCTCCAGCTGAGCCTTTGCGGTGCGCAGGGCATTCATTGCGGCGCGGCTGGTCGGCACCGACAGCGGCAGCGAAGGCGGCAGGCTGTTCACCCCCTTGGCGGGCAACTGCATTTTAACCGTGTTAAGCAGTGCGGAAGATTGTGCCAGGCGCGCTACCTGCGTAAACGCCGGGGCCGGAAATACGCTGGTTAGTAATCCAAGCGCCTGCATAAAGGCATCATGGGAATCACCGCACACCATGAACACCGTCAGGTCAGCATCGCCGCCCATGCTGGCCAGCTTTCCGGCCAGCCAGTTGACGGCGTTTGCCGGGCTGAGAAACGCGCCGTTCTCCGTCTGCTGCCCCAGCCCGTAAACCCACGGATGCGCCGGGACGATGGAACAGGTGATCGCCGCCATATCATCAGGAAAGGCCAGCACCGCTTCACGCCACATCCGGCACCTCCGGCCATTCAATACCATCGCCTGCTGATAAGTCCAGCGCCTGCAATTCCTGCATGTAAAGCATGCTGCGGGTCAGCGCGGCTTTGTTTTCTTCGCTAATCATCCCCAGCATTAGCTGCGTCTGCCACGTCATAGTCCTGGCACTGATTGCGCTTACCAGCTGATCGCGTTTTCTCTGAAAATACGCAGGCGACAGCGTGACTTTTTTCCCGTTGAACATCCAGCGCTGAAGCAGGTCCCAGAACCGCCACGCTCAGGCCAGAGGGCGCAAGGCGCTGCGGGTCACGACTCATAGAGCGAATCAACCCTTCATCGTCATAAACAATTTTGACGTTATCGGTGGCCAGCGAGGGCAGGAGCGAGTACCAGTCCTCCCCTTTCTCATTTCGGAAGAACAACACCCGGCTTAAGGTATCCGTGTCCACCGATTCAAGAGATTCCCTTAAAATTTCATCACAGGATTCAATGGCTGCGCTGGCATCATCAGCACTCAATTTTGCCCCCGCCGATGCCTGCTTAAGCTCAGCCAGCCGCGCAGCCTTAACGGATTCCACGCGGTTAATTTCGCTGTAAACAATGTCTTCTAAAAACGGATTAATATCCGGCGTGTACTGTGTAAACCTGCCTAATTTTTTCATCTATGGCCCCGATACCGTCGCCCACGTTCCATTGATATTGACCTGTAACAGGGAATACTCCCCGTAACCGTCCCCTGCGCCGAAATCGCCAATAGCAGTAAACACGCCCCCGGCAGGTGCGCGGATTGTTCCATCGTATCCACCGATACTGGTTCGTCCGGCCAGCCTCACCCCCTGCACGGCGGAAGACTTCACAAGATATCTGGCATCAAAGTTTGAGTAGTTACCTGGCGTAATCGTGTTGTTACAACTTAG